AGCTTTAGCAGCTGGGTCTAGCACAATAACAGGAACGAGTACAGCGTTCACAACAGATTTTAGAGCAGGAGATGTAGTTATAGTAGATGTTGCAGGAGCAACAAGATTCTATTCTACAGTATCTTATATAGAAAGTAATACAAGTATGAACATAAGTTCTGCACCTTCAAGAGCGTACTCTGGTAAAAATATATTTAGACAAGCGTTAAGAATAGATTCTTCTTCAGATGCAGTAATTGCAGAAGTAGCTAACAATGCAGGAACCTTTGCTATCACTTCATTCACAAACAAAGTAAAAATAGACAATGATGATGAAGTTGGAGCAAACGCCATTGGAAGTGTACAGATATCTGGAAATTCTATTACAGGAGTACAAATATCAGCTAACTCAATAAATGCTGCAGCTATTGTAGCAGATGCTATAGATAGCTCACACATTGCAGCAAACTCTATTGGTTCAGCTTCAATAATAGCAGGTGCTATTGGTAGTTCAGAGATAGCAGCAAACTCTATTGGTAGTGCAGCAATAACTGCAAATAGTATTGGTAGTTCAGAAATATCTGCCAATTCAATAGGCGGTATAGCTATAGCAGCTAATGCTATTACAAATTCAGAAATATCAGCGAACTCAATTGGAACAGTCGCTATATCAGCAAATAGTATTACAGCGGCTCAACTAACTTCAGATGCAGTCGGCTCATTTACAGTAACAGCAAATAGTATAACAGCAGTAGAACTATCTTCAAATTCTGTAGGAAGTTCACAGATAGCAGCAAACTCAATTGCTTCTGTAGAAATAAAAGCAAACTCAATAGGCAGTTCAGAGATAACAGCAAATGCTGTTAATGGTACAATCATAGCAGGAAACTCTGTAAGCGGTACTCAAATAGCCGCTAACTCTGTAACAGGTATTATAATAGCAGATGGAGCAATAACTTCTACTCACATAGGGGAAAACGCTGTAGACACTGCAGAACTAATTACAGGAGCAGTAGAAACTTTACAGATAGCAGCAAATGCAATTAATAATGCCAAAGTAGCTGCTAACGCAATCAATACTTCAGAAATTATATCAAATGCAATAACAGGAGATTTAATAGCAGCAAACGCTGTAGATACTGCTGAAATAAAAGCAAACTCTATAACTTCAGCAGCCATTGTAGCAGGTGCTATTGGTAGCTCAGAAATAGCAACAAACTCAATAGGGGCAGCAAATATTGTAGCAGGAACTATTGACTCCTCTCACATAGGAGCAAACTCTATTGGTTCAGCAGCAATAGTCGCAGGATCAATAGGTTCTTCAGAAATAGCAGTAAACTCTATAGGAACAGCAGCGATAGTTGCTGGAACTATTGACTCATCTCACATAGGTGCAAATTCTATAGGAACAGTAGCAATCTCAACAGGAGCTATTGACTCATCTCATATATCAGCAAATAGTATTACAGCAGCAGCTGTTGTAGCTGGAAGTATAACTAATGCAGAAATAGAAGGTAATACTATTAACAGTGCAGTTATACAATCGGGAGCAGTAACAAATCCACAAATTGGAGCCAATGCTATTACCAGCGCTAAGATAGCCGCAGGTAATGTAGATACAGCAGAGATAGCCGCAGGTGCGATTACTAATGCCAAGATAGAAGCAAATGCTATTACTAATGCTAAGATAGCTGCAGGTCAAATAGATAATGCACACATTAGTTCTTCAGGAGCAATTGATTTCGCAAAAATTAGTGTAGACAATGGAGACATTGACTTTGCAAAAATTAGTGTAGGTAATGGTGATATTGTTAATGCTATGATTGGTACAGGAATCGGAGCTGACAAACTTACAGGAACAATTACAAATGCAACAATAGCTGCTAATGCAATAGACACAGCACAAATAAAATCAGGCAGTATTGATTCAATTCATATTGCAGCAAATCAGATTACAACAGCAAAGATAGCAGCAGGTAATATTGATACAGCGGAAATAGCCGCTAACGCTATTGAAAACGCTAAAATATCTTCAACAGATTCAATGACTTTGACTGTTGGAGGAGGAAGCGCAGGAGGATGGGCACTCACAAGTTCAACTTTTGCTAGTACTAACGCAAGTGGAGGAGCAAATGCATCATTTGCTTCAGCAGGTATTACTCTAGGTAGTGCTGGATTTATTTCCGCAAAAGAGTTTTACATAGATACATCAGGTAACGCTAAATTTAAAGGAACACTCGAAGGAGATGATGTTACTGTAAACGGAACACTCGTACTACCTTCATCAGGTGCAAATGTAGCAGGATCTACAATTGGTGGTTTTAGTACGAATGTAATGGATAATAAACATGTTGTTAGTGTAGGAAGTGGTGCAGGATTCTATCAAGGCTTTGTAAGAGTTATTGGAGAAACTCACTATGTTAAGACAATTAGTGTTCAAATAAGAACAGGTACTTCTACTACAAGTGAAGGAACACTAGTTTATGAAACACCACAAATTCATCACTATACTGCAAATAACTTACAGAGCAACGGTGGTACAAGATTATTCACTAATACTTCCCCAGTAGGTTCAGGTAATATGCCAATTGCATTTACACACACAGGTACAGGTAATGTATCAGTATTTATTAGAGCACAGGCAGACTCAGGTCCTGATACTTTAAGATGTGAGGCTAGGTTTATTAAGTTTGGAACTACAGACCCCTTATTTGCTTTTGCTAACCAAACAGGTGTAGCAACAAGTACAGCATTTTATTCTAATACACAAGTTGTTGGGGGCTTTGCAGGAACAAAAACAGTAAGCATAGACAATACAGGTTTCTCAAAATTTAAAATTGATGGAGGAAGCTTTGGAACAGCTAACGCTCAAATAGCAAACGGAAGTTATATTAATGTAGAAGTTACTTCAGCCAGTACTACTAGCACTACTAGAACTTGTACTACTACAATTGGTAATTCTAGTGCAGGTTTCTCTGTAACAACAGGCTCCGGTGGTGGAGGAGGCGGCGGCGGAGGCGGCGGTGGTGGCGGAGGCTGCTTCGTTGAAGGTACTCCTGTCGTAATGGCAGATGGCTCATTAAAAGCAATAGAAGATGTAACTGCTGGAGAAAGTGTAAAATCATTTAGACATTCAAGTTTATCACTTGATGAAGATGCTTGGGAAACTTGGACAGCTTCAGAAATAGGTAGTGGAAGTTTCGGTACTTCAAATGTTGTAACAGTAACAAATCCTCATGAATATACTCATTACTATTGGCTCAATTATAATTTAAAAGTTACTAATGAACATCCAATGTTAGTTTTCAAAGACAGTGTGTTCAAATTCGTAGAAGTTTCAGACATATTAGTTGGAGACTCTTTAGTAAGAGAAGATGGAACACTAGAAGAAGTATTTGCAAAACCAAAAGTAACAGTAAATTGTATTACACATAATATGGATGTAGAAGACGATGATACTTATGTAGTGAGAGGTGGTAATGGTACTGGGTATATAGCACATAACGCATCACAAATTAAGGAGTAATAATGAATCATATAATACAAACAGGAACAGACAGCGAAGGAGCAGCAGTAACTACTACATTAAATGTACAAATGACTTACACTTTTGCTTACCTAGGTCATGAGTGCCAAAACTTTGTAAACAATCAATTAATGCCTTTAAGAAGAGAGAAGGATATGGTAAAACAGGTAAAAGTAAGAGTTACAGGAACTGATGGAACAACAGCAAATGCTTCTCACTTAGAAAGTGGACAGTCAGACCAAACTCATCAAATGGAACTAGAAGTACCTTTGCCTTGGAGAGCTAAAGCTAATGGTGAAATGTCAGGTTTTTTAACTCCTTATAGTAATGTAACTGAAACTATGATATTAAATTGGGCAAAATCTCTATTACAAGAAACAGACAAAGTTAATGGATTAAACATAAATTTTGCAACCGTTTTATATGGTCCAAAGTATAAAGCTCCTGAATAAATTAAGTTTTAGCAATACCTCTTAAAAATAGTTCTTGACAACACCCCATATTTTTGATATAATTCTATTAATAGGAGTACAATTATGGCAGCAGGAAATTATGATATAGTCATAGACCAGGGGTCTGACTTTTCCATAGAATTAGTAGTAGCGCAAAACGGCAACCCAGTTAATCTGAGTAGTCACACTGCGTCTGCACAACTAAGACCCACGCCAACATCTAGTACTCTTACAGCAACCTTTTCTTGTACAGTTACAAATGCCGCACAAGGTAAATTAACAATGAGTTTAGGATATGCATTAACACGGAACGTAGCGTCAGGAAAATACTATTATGATTTAGAACTATTTAACAGTAGTGCAAACAGTATTACCAGACTCATCCAAGGCGTAGCAAGAGTTACAGCAGAAGTTACAAGATAATGGCACTTACAGTCACGATTACTCCTCAAACTACAAGTTTAAGCGCAACAGCACAGACCACTACATTAACGGTTTCTAGCGCTGTAGCCGCCAGTGCAACAGATGCAGGCTCACTCACATTCGACAATCCGGTAGGGACACTTTCTAGTCAATCCACTGTCGAAGGAGCCCTTAACTTTTTAGCTAACCAATTTTTCGTACAAACATCCTCTCCAGCCTCTAGTACAGCAAACTTAGCGGAAGGAGATTTATTTTATGACACTGATGACAATCAGTTAAAGATCTATAGAGAAACGTCTTCGGGCGTATATAGTTTTGTTCCTATAATGATAGGCAACGACTCAACAGACTCGGACACTATAGACGCAGGGGCTTTTTAAGCTCATTTAGGACAGAAACATGGCACAAACCATTAAAATCAAAAGAAGTGCGAGTTCCGCCGCTCCCTCTTCCCTCGGTGCTGGTGAATTAGCGTATTCATCAAATTCAAAGAAACTATTTGTAGGGCATCCAAGCACCTCGGCGGTAACAACAATAGGCGGGGACTTATATGTCCAAATGCTCGACCACACAGCTGGTACACTGACAGCAAGTTCAGCTGTAGTAGTTGACAGTAATAGCAAGATTGACCAATTAAAAACTGGTAATATTGTAATTACAGGATCTAGCAATACTCTTAGCACAGCTTCAGGTAATTTAACAATAGCGCCAGCAGGTAATTTAATTATTACTCATGGTGGTACATTAGACCTTTCAGCTCAAGCAAATTCACTCACACTATTAGATAACAATGCAGCAGCATTAGATATAAACCAGGGCGGAACCTCATATCTAAAATTTGTTACTACTAACGGAAGTGAATCAACAACAGTAGGCAGTGCTCTATCAGTCGTAGGATTAAGTTCGCTAGCGGGCGTAAACATGACTGGCAACTTAGCAATTGCTACTAACAAATTCACAGTAAATGCGAGCTCAGGTAATATAGTAGCCGCAGGTACTATAAGTGGTACAGACGTAACTGCAAGTGGCGATTTAGAAGTCACAGGTGGCACAACTCTTAATGGAGCAGTAAATATTGGTAACGCAAGTAGCGATACTATAACAGTTGCTGGTACTACAACATTTACCCCATCAGTAGACTTTGATGGTGGACTTACAGTTGCAGGCTCACAAACAATTGACATGGGTGCAAACAGGATTACTAATATTGGTACTCCTACCCAAGCAACAGATGCCTCAACTAAAGCATACGTAGACAGCGTAAAACAAGCACTAGATATTAAAGATTCTTGTAGAGTAGCAACAGAAGCCGCTATTTCAGGAACGTATAATAATGGTACTGGTGGTGTAGGGGCAACTCTAACATATGGCTCAAATGGAGCTATATCAGTAGACGGACAAGCTTTAATTCTTAACGATAGAGTACTTGTTAAAAATCAGTCAACAGCAACACAGAATGGTATTTATTTTGTAAGTACAGTCGGTGATGGTTCAAACGCAGCAGTGTTAACAAGAGCACTAGACGCAGATTCAAGTGCAGATGTAACAGGTGGACTATTTACTTTTATTGAAGAAGGTTCTACTAATGCAGATGGAGGTTTTGTACTTTCAAATGTTACTGGTTCAGCAACACTAGGTACAACTGAACTTGGTTTCACACAGTTCTCAGGAGCTGGTAGTGTAACAGCAGGAGCAGGACTTGGTAAATCAGGTAATACTCTTTCAGTTAATGTAGACAATACTTCTATAGAAATAGTATCAGATACTTTACAAATTAAAGGCTTAGACAACGCTATTGCTGAAGGTCAAATGATTTTCGGAGCAAATGGTGGTAATCAATTTACAACATTAAATATCGGTACTTATGACTCTACTAATTCAGTAGGACAAGTATTACAGGTTGGAGCAAACGGAACAGTCGCATGGTCAAATACACTAGACGGAGGAACATTCTAAGAAATGTCCCATGTAATTAAAATTAAAAGATCAGAAACAGCAGGCAGTGTACCTCAAACAAGTGACTTGCAAACGCATGAACTTGCTATGAATGTTTCTGACAAAACAATTTACACAAAGAACAGCTCAGGTGAAATTGTTACTTTGACTTCTGCAGGAATATCAGAAGCAGAAGCATTGGCACTGAGCATAGCATTAGGATAAGATTATGGCATCAGCATTTAAATCAGCATCACAAGCTAGTGTAGGTACGTCTTTAACAAGCGTCTATACTTGCCCAGGTAGTACAACATCTACAATTATTGGGTGTTACATTTGTAATCAAAGTGGTGGACAAATTGAAGCAACAGTAGAGTTTTATGACGCAAGTTCAAGTACTCACGTAGCTTTAATGCATAACACTCCAATACCAAGTAATTCTACACAAGTAGTTATTGGTGGAGATGCAAAAGTTGTTTTAGAAGCTGGGGATATAATCAAGGTACAGAGTAATGTAGCAAATTCAATCGACTGCGTACTCTCATATTTGGAGCAAACATAATATGTCACTCATAGGAAAAAGTAATGCATTAGTCTCCTCACTTGAGGCGAATGCAGTAGGTACTACTGAAATAGTAAGTAATTCAATTACAGCAAGTGAAATAGCAGCAAACGCAGTAGGAAGTAGTGAAATAGCAGCAAATGCAGTAGGAACTAGTGAAATATCAACTAATGCTATTGCAGCAGCTCAACTACAGCAGTCAGCAGTAACAGGAGTTGCAGATAACTCAATAGACACAGCTGCACTAGCAACTAATTCAGTTGATAGTCTTCAGCTAATAGACGGAAGTATAGACTCTTCTCACATTGCTACTGCACAAGTAATAACATCTAAGATAGCTGCAAACAATGTAACAGGAGCTGAAATAGCAACAGATTCAATAGTAGCAAGACACGTAGCTGCTAACGCTATAGCAAACGCAGAAATATCAGCAAATGCAGTAGATTCATCAGAATTAAAAACAGGTTCAATAGATACAATACATCTAGGGGCTTTACAAGTAACAGCAGCTAAACTAGCCGCTAACTCAGTAACAAGTGCAAAAATTGCAGAAAATTCAGTAGGAAGTAGTGAAATAGCAAATAACTCGGTCACGGCTACTCAAATACCAGCTGGTACTGTTACGGCAGATTTATTAGCGGCTAACTCTGTAGATAGTGCAGAACTAATAACAGGTAGTATAGATACTATACATATAGGAGCTTCACAAGTAACTACAGCTAAAATAGCTAATAGTAATGTAACAACTGGTAAAATAGCAGATAATGCTATTACAGCAGCTAAGCTACCTTCTGGAGTAATTGCTTCAGACCATATCGCAGATGGTACTATTGTATCAGGAGATATAGCAGATAATACTATAGCAACAGGTAAGATAGCAGACAACGCAGTAGACGGTACAAAGATTGCTTCTAATAGTATTTTAACAAGACACATAGACGATGCACAGATTACAGCAGATCAACTTGCTGCAAACTCTGTAGATACAGCAGAACTAGTAAGTGGCTCTATAGATGCTATACACCTAGCTTCTGACTCAGTTATAACAACAAAAATACTAGATGCTAATGTAACAACAGCGAAGATAGCAGATAACGCAGTTACTGCGGCTAAGATTGCTGACGGAAGTATTACTAGCACACAATTAGGTGCTAACTCAGTAGATACAGCAGAACTAGTATCAGGCTCAATAGACACAATACATATTGCAGACGACCAAGTAACAAATGCAAAACTCGCAGTAAATTCAGTCTCCGCAGTAGAAATAGCTGGAAATGCAGTAGGAACTACCCAGATAGCAGCAAATGCTGTATCAGTAGCAGAACTTAAATCAGATGCGTTGAGTGGACAGACAATGTCAGGTAATGTTACTTTCTCAGGAAACGTGACAGTATCAGGAACCTCATTTGCAGCTTCAGCTACAACAATTACAACTGGAGATTCTCTTATCTCAATGGCAACTGGCAACGGAAGTTCAGATGCAGTTGATATAGGTTTCTATGGATTATATGATACTAGTGGTACAGACAAATACTCAGGTATATTTAGAAACGCAGATAACTCTGGTAAGTGGCAAATATTCAAAGATTTACAAGTACAGCCAACCACAACAGTAAACACAAGTGGAACAGGTTATACAAAAGGTGTACTAGTAGCAGACATAGAAGGAAACGTAACAGGTAACTTAACAGGAACAGCTTCTGCAATAGCAAACAATACTGTTAATGCAAGTAAAATTGTAGCAGGAAGTGTTACAACAGCTGAAATAGCAGCCAACACAATAGCAACATCCAACATAGCAGATAACGCGGTAGATGGAACTAAGATAGCTCAGAACAGTATCTTAACAAAACATATTGATGATGGACAAGTAGGAGCAGCTCAACTAGCAAGTGATGCAGTAACATCAGCTAAAATAGGTGATAACGCTATTAATAGTGTAGCATTTATATCAAGCGGTTTAATTACATCAGACTTAATATCTAATGGAACTATTGTATCAGGAGATATAGCAGCTAATACTATTGCTACTGGTAATATTGCAGATGACGCAATAGATGGAACAAAAATTGCAGATGATTCTATAAATTCAGAACATTATGTAGACGGCAGTATTGATACAGCACATATTGCAAATGCTAATGTAACAACAGCTAAGATAGCTGATAATGCTGTTACAGCAGCTAAGATAGCAAGTAATTCAGTAACAGCAGAATCAATTACTGTAGGAGCAATAGGTTCTTCAGAATTAGCGGCTAACTCGGTAGATTCATCAGAATTAGTAAGTGGTAGTATTGATACTATACATATTGGAGATGACCAAGTAACAGCAGCTAAGATGGCAGATAATGCAATTAACAATGTAGGTATGATATCCTCAGGATTAATTACCGCAGACTTAATAGCTACTGACGCAGTAGGCTCAGCAGAGATAGCAGCCAATGCAGTAGACAGCGCAGAATTAAAGACTGGATCAATAGATACAATTCATTTAGGAGCTTTACAAGTAACGACTGCAAAAATAAATGCTAATGCAGTTACTTCAGCTAAGATAGCAGCAAATAATGTTGGATCAAGTGAGATTGCAAATAACTCTGTAACAGCTACACAATTATCAAGTGCAGCCCTTAGTGGCAAAACAATGTCAGGAAATGTTATATTTAGTAATATAAATGCTTCCTCAGTAAATACAACAGGTAGTTTAGGTGTTGGAGACAATTTTCCATCACAAAAACTTTCTATAAACGGAGTAGCTGGTTTTAATACAGGCACAGGAGCTTCAACTTCTACAGCAACTATTACACTAGATAATTTTGCGGCAGCTACATTTAGAACTGCTAAATATTTAGTACAAATAACAAATACAACAGACAGTGATTATCAAGCACTAGAAATAACACTTTTCCATGACGGAACAACAGTTTATTTAACGCAGTACGCTTCTATATTTGACAATGGTGCACAAGCAACATTTGATGCAGATATAAGTAGTGGTAATGTAAGATTAAGAGTAACACCAGCAAGTGGTGATACAATGGCTTATAAATATATAAGAACAACAATAGAGGTATAAAATGGGACAAAAATTAGATTTTAATATCGAAGACGCAGGAATAAAAATTGATGGTGTTCAAGCCGTAGATTCCAGCGCAAACTTTCAAGGTGCAGGTATCGCAGCAGCCAAGATTACATCAGGCACAGTGCCTTCAGCTAGATTACCGCACACAATTACTACGACTGCTCCAACAGGAGTAGGAAGTACGTCAAGCGGCCACATCTTTTTCGTATACTCGAGTTAAGACATGGCAATATTTGTAAACGATTCCGGCACACTACGGACTGTTCGATTTATCGCTGTCAACGACAGCGGAACGATTCGTCGTGTCAACGAAGTCTACGTCAATGATGGCGGAACCTTAGCTGGACCGTTTACTGCTACGCACTCGACTACAAGACAGACTGCTACAACTACTAGTACTATATCAGGTGTACAAAATACAGTATTCAATACGACTACTACTTTTGATACGGACTACAATACGACGACTACTTTTGATACAAGTAGAAGTACAACTTACGACACTAGCAGAACAACAGACACAAGTAGAACAACTACATTTGCAACAACAACAGTATTCAATACAACAACCAGTACTACAACTGCTTTTAATACAACTACAGCGTTTACAACTACAACTACTTTTACAACTTCACAAGGTACGACGACAGCGTATACTACAACTACGACATTTAATACAACAACAACATTTAATACTTCGCAGTCGACTACAACGGCCTTTACTACAACTACAACATTTAATACAAGTAAAAGTACAACTACAGCATTTAATACTACAACTGCATACATAACATCTTTTGATACAACAATAGGTACTAGCAGAAATACATCTTTTGCAACAACAACTGCTTATATTGATAATACTACTTACGCTACTGATACGGCTTATATAGATAATACTTCTCAAGCAACAACAGTAAGCACAAATACTACACAAGCAACAAACACAGCGAGAAGTACTAACACAACACAAACAACTGGTACTACTACTACATTTGCAACAACAACAGCATATATTGATAATACATCATTTGCTACTATAACAGCTTATACTACTACACAATCAACAAATACAGCAAGAAGTACTAACACAGCTAGAGATACTGCATATATTGACAATACAACATTTGCTACTATAACAGCTTATACTACTACGCAGGCAACGAATACTGCTAGAAATACTAATACGTCAACAGCATATATTGATAATACATCATTTGCTACTATAACAGCTTATACTACTACACAAGCAACAAATACTGCTAGAAGTACTGGATTTACAAACTCTACTGCTTATGATACTACACAGGCGACAAATACAAGTAGAACTAGTTCTTTTGGAAACAATACAGCGTTTACAGCCGACACAGCCTTTATTGATATTACTAGTTTTACAAACAATACAGGTTTTACAAATATAACTTCTAGAACTACACTTTTCCAAAATAATACAAACACTTCTAGAGGTACTAATACTGCTAGAAACACCGCTTTTGCAACTAACACTGCTAGAAATACAAACACAAGTAGAAACACAGCAGTTACAAATAATACTGCATTTACAAATAGTACTGTTTATATAACTGTATACATAGATTATAACTTTGACCCAGAAAATGGAACTGAATTCGAACAATTCACTCAAAACACAAGTAGAAATACTAATACTTCTAGAGGTACAGCTGGTAGTAGAAGTACTGGATTTACAAACTCTACAGGATTTACAAATAATACAAGTAGAAGTACTGGCTTTACAAACAATACAGCGTTTTCAAATGCAACAAATACAAGTAGAACTACTACTTATAGTACTAATACAGGCAGAGCCACTGCTACTTCTGTAAATACAAACACAAGTAGAAGTACTAATACTTCTAGAGCAACAAACACTTCTAGAATTACTGGTTATGTAGATACTACATCATTTGGAACAAGTAGAAATACAAACACTTCTAGAATTACTTCTTATATTGATAATACAGCGTTTGGTACGAGTAGAAGTACAAATACTACACAGGCAACAAATACAAGTAGGAACACTAACACATCAACAGCCTATATAGATAATACAGCATTTGGTACAAGTAGAAGTACAAATACTTCTCAAGCCACAAATACTTCTAGAAGCACTGGCTTTACAAATAATACAGCGTTTACAAATAATACATCATTTGGAACAAGCAGAAGTACGAATACTACTCAAGCTACAAACACATCAAGAAGTACAAATACTACACAAGCTACAAATACAGCAACTACATTTGCTACTAGTACAGCATATATTGATAATACAACATTCGCTACTATCAGTGCATATATTACTTCAAATGCAACAAATACAAGTAGAACTACAAATACTACACAAGCTACAAACACAAGTAGAAGTACAAATACTACTCAATCTACAGCGTACGAAACTGCTTATATTACTTCGAGAGCATCTTCTAGAACTACTGGAACATCTCACTCTACAACAACAACATTTAATACAGCTAGGTCAACAGCTTCAAGTAGAGCTACAACCACAACGTTTGAGACTTCACAGGGAACAGTTACAACTAGATCAACAGCTTCAAGCAGAGAAACAACAACAGCATTTGATACAGATAGAAGCACAGCCTCTAGTAGAACAACTGGTTCAAGCAGAACAACAACAAGTACTTTTGAAACAAGTCAATCTACTCAAACAAGTAGAACAACTACATTTGGAACTACAACCACTTTTGAAACAACTAAGACTACTACTTTTGGAACAGATAGAACAACAACAACTACTATCTCCACAACTAGAGCAACAGAAACAAACAGAACAACTGACCACTTAACAACAACAACTTTCGATACGACAACAACAGTATTTGAAAGAATAACCGCCTCCCAAGCAGGTACAATTTTTGATACCGAAGTTGCGAGTCTAGCAGACTTTGGATTATCTTATTGGGATGGCTCACAATGGAGCGATTCTTAATATGATGAAAGCAGAACAAGAAGATATTACACCAAACTATCTTAATAAAAAATTAGAGTCAATGATGGCAGCCGTCTTTGACCATATTGGTGAAACAGAAGAAAGAATAAAAAACCTAGAAAAAGAAATTTTCAAGCTAAGAAATGAGAACAAAGCAGAAGCCAGTTAAGAAAAATAAACTGGTAGCAATGACTATAAATGAGTCATTGGGAGATATACCAACTCACTTCATGAAGTCAGGCTCTTGTACAAGACCTAAAGATGACTTAGATGGATTAGCTAGATTAAAAGAGAAACTTGTTCTTGACACTAGTGAAGGAGTTGCCTGGGAATATGATTTATGGTTTAATACTAATGAACTACATAGTATTAGAAAATGGTTATATACAGATTTTTTAGGTAAAGGAATATACTGTAGAGTTAATTCTATAAAAATTAACACCAAATTATTTAAAGCGATTGCTAATTCAGACATAAAGATTGATGAAGAAAGAATCGAAAAAATAGTAAATGGACTACAGAATAAATATAATTTACAATGGAATACAGAATTTTATGATAAAGTAATTTTCTTACCAGGTAGTAATTTATTATGTAAAGGAACTGTAATTGATTATAGACGAGTAAAGAAATTAGTAGATGAAGGATATGTAATAAAACCTCATCCAATTACTGCTCATGTTTATATTGCCGATTTAAAAAGAAGATTTGGTGCAGAAAATGTACTAAACAAAAAAGAAGGTGGGTATGAACTACTACTTAATTGTAAAGAAGTAGCGACTGCTCCAAATAGTGAGATGGGATTAATTGCACTCCTTCTCAGAAAAAGACTTTCTCTTGTTAGCTTTCCTAAAGAAGCACGAGAGAAAAATTTATTAACTTACGAAAGTTTTTATGATACAGTATCAAACAGACAATCGTACCTTGCACTTTGCAAAATACTCTCAGCAAGAAATTCTGGGATAATATTTGATTTTGATGAAGATGCGGAAGAAAGACTACAGGCATTTGTAGATAACTTTTGGGAATTTAAAAAGATAAAAAATGATTGAAATAGTACACCCCTATAAAAAAGTATGGAGTATGTTTACTTTAGCGTCACTCCTGCCCGACAAAGAAGAAGTTAGAATACATCTATATGTAAATAATAAAGACTGGGATGAAGCTCCGATTGAATGGATAGTAGATAACTTTCCAAATGTTAAAATATATGAGTCTTTCTGGAGAAAATCAGACTTAGCTAAATGTATGTGTCACTTAATGGATCATTGGAAAGATAAAGGTGGACTACATAAAAGAATAGTTTGGCTAGGTGGCAACAATATAATAAACGGTAAATGGTCTAATAATTTTCCTAATGAAGAATTCTTTGCGGGGTCTGTTTCTTTCTTATCTCATAAAAGAGTCTTTAGAAAACATCCAAGATTCAAAGACTTTTACAGAATTTTACAAATACCTATTTCACCAACTAAACTACATAATATTGATCCAGAGTTTATGATATTTAACTATGACATGTTAAAAACTTTTTCACTAGAAGAATTATTTTGTCCTACAGAAAAGGATGGCTTAGAAGCAAGATCTCCTAATATGCCTAAGATTGATAGACTTCTTTATCAAGCAAGTACAGAATGGTTTATGACAAGATTATTAGGTTATCAACATAAATTTATGCCACTATATATGAATGGTAAAAATGATGCTTTAATAGAACTAGAGGCTCTTGGACCGCTTGATAGTGTTAACTATAATGTAATGTTGAGAAAATCTTTTCAATTAAACATAAACCATAAGTGGTTACTTCAAACTTATACAATGTTACCTACAACTATACAACTCTCACTTCCGTGGGATATGTATACCAACTTAATTCCTAGTATACCTATAAATATGCGAAATGCACGAAATAATGAGATTTTGATGTTAAAATCAACTAAGCAGAAACGCGTAGCTGGGTCACTAGTAAAAGTAGGATTTAGACTAGGAAAAATCTAGAAACTCATCTTTCAAATCTGAAAGAACTTTCCATTTAATTTTGCCTCTATCGGCTAACTCTTTTACTATTTGTTTTTCATTTGGATTGTGAGGACTTCTTTCTCTACTGTTAACTGGTAAATGCCAACTGGCAGGATAATCTGCTCCTGTAGAGAATGGTAACTTTTTAGAGAAAAAATCAAATCCTATGATTTCTATGCTCTCATATTCACACTTATTTAAAAAATACAATATACCAAGAAAACCTGCAGAAGGACGATCACCTAATGCCTTATCATTAGTAGCTCCTACTAAATCAAATATTTCTAGTATTTCTTTATCTGTGAACATAACTTCATGTTCTGGAAGTAGCATAGGAGACTTTGGCTCTATGTTCATGTGTATTCTACAGCGATTAAATAATATTTTAACATTTTTAAACCTAGTATAATGCTTCTGCCTTAAGAAACCTGTAATCCATACATCAGTTTTTTTACCTATTTGTTCAAAATTTTCATCTGTAGGTATGCCTTTTCCGAATCTAACAATTGTGTCAAAACTGTCAATATATGAGCCATACTCGTGTTGAAGTAATTCTACTGAATTTCCTACTAATATTACTCGTCCCATCATGACTTCAATCCTAAACTTCTAGCGATTTCTTTTTCATTTTGAATTTGGATATAATTTGCAGGATTTTCAATTGTTATTTCAGTAATGTCTGAGTTTTTTATCACCCAATCTACCCACTCACCTGCTCTCTCATATGAGATACTTGAATGTATTGAAGACTCTAATAACCCAAAGTTGATTGTAGCAATTCTACACTTGGCATCACTGTTATAATTTAAGTTAGTTGCCATATGATTTAGAGCGGCCTTTTGTGCGGCGTACTTATATCCTTTAGATATATTAGGTTGATGGGCTCTTGACGAAATATTAACTATTGTTTTAGTTTCATCATCTTTCCATACCTCGTATACTTCTTCGAGAAGTCTGCACTGTTCCCACTCTACATGAGCATTGTTTACAAATACATCATACTGTGACCAATCTGCCCCAAACTCTACTCTTATTTTATTACCTTGTATACAATTTGCTAATTTACTGCTACCTGTTACTGCGATTTTCATAGTACTCCTTTACTAGATTAAAAGATTCTTTTCCAAATAGAGAACCATCAACACTACACTTATTGCAAGGGCTGTGTGACCTATCTCCTTTTATTAATTTTTTACGAATTTTTGTCATAGGTTTACCAAACCATACATTATGTAATGTATCTTGTAGTAAATTTCCCACAACATGTTCCCTTCCCCAGTCGTTTGAACAAAATAGAACATCTCCATTCCAGTCTACGAACATTTTATAGAAAGGATAATGACATGGTTTACCTTTTAAAGAAGCCACGTTAGATTCTTCTATACCTACCCAATCGATGACCCCGCTACGGTTGTTAAGTAATAATCCATGGTTCTCAAAATCTCCCCAATGCATACGATACTTGTACTTTTCTTCAGGTATATTTTTCATAACTTTATCGAAATGAGTCATTTGCTCTACGCCATCATAAAGATTTATGTAAATTAAATCTAATCCACTATATTCAAATAGTTCTTCTGCATATGTTTGGGTAAGTTTGTCACCATTAGTGTTACACTCTAAAGTTGCTAATGGAACTGTGTGTCGAAAGATATGAACTATCTCTCTGAAATTTGGGTTGAGTAAATTTTCTCCAAATCCACTCAATGATATTTTTCCACTAAAACCTGCCTTACCTAGTTCGAGCCCTATTGTCTCAGCTCCTTTTATGGTAAGATGCAAGTTTCTATTTGGAAATACTTTTGGGTCGTGTCTCGGACAAAAGACACAAGTTCTATTACATAACTCTGTAGTATTTATTTCAACAGTAAGAATCGAATCTAACTCTGTTAGGTTATTCTTTTTTGCCCAGTGTTTCTTTTCCTGCTCTCGTCTGTGTGCTAGAAAGTCATACTGGTCTACTGCTACTACAGGTATGTTTCTCATTATAATGAATTATATATGTCTGTCCATTCTTTACAATATTGCTCATGGTCGTTTATACCCATCCATGGTCCGCCATCTGTAAAATGTACTCCTTTAGCTCTCTCACCAAAGTCATAATAATTTACTAAAGCATTATAGGAAGCAGGTAAAGAACCTATTCCATTTGCCCAAGTAAACCCATGTAAGTGTCTAGCAGCAGCATTGTTTACATACCACTTATTTAACATTGTACATTCTGCATTATTAAAATACATTAAAGATGACCAATATTTTTTCTTATAAGGCTTGTTTAGTTTATCGTGCATTTTTGTGTACTGGTCAAACATTAAGTCTGCGTGTTGTACACACATAACAGAATCATTATTCTTTTTAAAATGAGTTATTTCTTGCGGATCACATCTCCATAGAAAGTCGCCATCACAGAATAAAGAATATCCCATATAATTAGAGAGAAGTGGTACAAGAAATCTAGTAAAAGCAAATTCAGTATTTCCTTTTTCTTCTCTAGTGTAGATTCCTTGTTCCTCCAACTCTGATGTAATTAAAGGTATAACTTCATGTGTAGGATTAAATCGTAAGATTGATGCCTTACACACTTCAAACATTTCGGGATATTCACTTTCATATCCTACGAATATCTTCATTAGTCTTCCTTTAATTGTTCGCCAAGATCATTAACATACGCCTGTCTAGCCGTTTGTGTAATAGCCATCTTGTGCTTATAATCTTCTAAATCGATATCGCACTTGTTTATTGCATTAACAATACTTTGTTGTTCTTTAGATAATGCTGATACATCATACGAGGTTTCATCGATAGTGATTGTTTGTGTAGGTAATTCTGAACTCATTTAAATACATCCTGCCAATTGCCTTGTGTACTAGCCTTAGCATACTCGGTAGCACGGTTTTCAAAAAAGTTGGTATGCTCAACTGCATTGACTTGCATGTCAATCCAAGGTAAAGGATTATCTGTACTATGAAATATTTTCTTCATACCGATACCTAATAACCTTCTGTCAGCAATATATCTAATATATTCCTTGACTTCTTTTGCTGTCAAATCTGGTATATCTGCTTTATCAAAACAAATATCAATAAAGTTATCTTCTAACTCTACTGTCTTTTCTGCAGCACAGTATATTTCGTACTTTAACTTATCAGTCCATAACTCAGGATTCTCTGAAATAAAAGTTCTAAATAGTTTTGACAAACCTTCTACATGTAATGATTCATCACGAATACTCCATGTAACAATCTGTCCCATTCCTTTCATCAAGTTATGTCGTGGGTAGTTTAGAAGAATCGCAAAGCTACTAAATAACTGTACTCCTTCTGTAAATGCACTATATACTGCCATTGTCTTTGCCATATCGTATGGAGTGTTCATACCGAAATCTTGTAGATATTCATGTTTCTCCATCATAGCATTGATATCAAAAAACTCTTGGTACATATCTTCCGACTTACCTAAAGTTTCTAGTAGAAGGGAATATGCTTCTTGATGTACTGCTTCCATAGCAGCATAACTAACTAACA